CATGGCTATCTTTAACTCCCCCCTAAACTTAGATGAACATGAAAAACGTGCTGTCGCCTGTGGCCAGGACATACGAACAGCAATACGTATGTTACAAAAAGATTTACCAGAACCTGTTGCAATAGGTATTGGCATAAATACAGGCGAAGCTGTAATAGGTAATATGGGGAGTGACACGAGATTTGATTATTCAGCTATAGGTGACGCAGTAAATGTAGCAGCAAGATTAGAGTCTGCTACTAAAGGAGTTGGGGAAGATATTTTAATTGGTGAAAACACAGCAGCAAAAGTTTCTAATGTGAAATACGTAGGGACTATAATGGTAAAAGGTAAAGAAGAACCTTTAAAAGTGTATACTATATAAATGCCACGTAACTATAAAAAAGAATATAAAAACTACCAAGGCACAGCTGAACAAAAAAAGCGCCGTGCTATGAGAAATAAAGTAAGACGTATAATGTTACGCAAAGGAAAAGTTAAGAAAGGTGATGGTAAAGATGTGCACCATAAAGACGGAAATCCTTTAAATTCTAAAAGTTCTAACTTAAAAGTTGTAAGACGATCAAAAAACCGTTCTTTTGCCCGAAATCGTAAAGCTGGCAAAAAATAGCCTCACAGTATTTATTCTAAGGCGTTTTAAGGACATGGTCCTTGTGCAGACATCAAAAACATGTGTAATGCGTTAGAAAGCTTCTACGTAGCTCCTACACCATTTTAGTCTTTTTTAGAGTTTTAAGCAGTCTATTTAGGTACCATTCTGCTTTTTTAAGGTCTTCTACGCCTTTTTTGGCTTCGTACCGCCACATATACTTTTGTATGTTACCTTTTAAGTAACCTTTAAAAGCTTCTGGTGTCATACTAGCTTCTATTGCGTCTATACACTCTATGCCCCCCATGTTGTAATGAGGGGGTGAGTTAACCATGTCTGTCATTTTTTTCTCCTGGTAATTTGTAATCCATAAGTTCTTTTATTTTTTTATCTAATTCATCTACTGCTTTTTTTACTGCTGGGTTTTCATGGTAAAGTTTGTCTAAAGCAAATAGTAATTTTTGTTTATCATTGTGGTTCATTGTATTTCTCCATACAAAATTTAGTTAAAGCAAATATATATTCTTTAAAAGTAGTGGCTTTATTATAAAAATCTGCAACTGTAAATTCTTTTAAATCAAAATCTTCTATTACATACACGTGGTCCTGGCAGGCAAATACTGTATACACGAATAAATTATTAGTTTTTTGTAGCTTTAACCAATTGCGTTGCTGTGCAGATAATTCTAATTTAATTTTAGAAGTTAATTTTTTAGGTAAAGTATCTTTGTATTTATATTCGACGAAACAATGGTTTTGTATACCAGAATAGAAAGCATCGGGAACGCCTCCGTGGTAAGGATCGTTTATCTTCCAACGATAAACTTCTTTAGGTAAGTGCTTGTGCACCTTATTTATGAACTCCTTTTCACGCACAAAAGAAGTATAACACAACCGTGGGTGCGAACTATTTTGTCGCACCCCGATTGCACGAATATTAACTTGCGTTGTTAACAAACGTATTGTTGTAGAAAGTTTCTACTTTTTCGTAGGCTTCTTTCTTTAACCAACCAACAGGTTCTATGTCGATATTAACCCAAGTACCTTTAGCATTGCTTTGTGGTACTGAAGACATTCTCCACATATAAGAGAACCTATTCACTTTCCCCCCAAGTTTTAGCAATTGGACATTCCAATCTCTAGAGACCTTGAGTTTTGAAGAAGCACAATCAAATAAGAAAGGAATATCAGATACCTCTTGGGTTTCTTCTTCAAGACGCAACAAAGTATGTATGTGCGTTTGAGTGATATCATGCTTATCTGTATCAAGACTGTTGTCTTCAAGATATTCTTCAGCTTCTTTTCTAGTTGGAAAATTTCCTACTAGTCCTCCACCTTCAGTTCTTTTTCTCCAGACAACATACTCTTCTTTAAAATGAGTATTGACTACAATAAGAGATGAACCGTAGTTTTCACCAGTCACAGTATTTATGAAGTCACCTTCTTTGGCGCCATCAATATACTCACTGTGGTTTGGATCTACCTCGTTGTTCATTTTTTGAAGTAGTTTTACTCTAGGTACTGATATGTGATCAGAAGTCACATTCTCATTACCCATACCTGATCCCTCTTGAATATGAGCGGGCATCTTGCTCGTTACTATACTAATATCGTTTGACATCGTTATTCCTCCTTCGTCATTCGTTATTGGTTATTATTATGTTGACCTGTAATTAATACGTGTCAACTCTCGGTTTGCAACACCAGGTACGTCTGCACCAAGTGCTACTTTTTCTCTGTATGCAGTAGCAGATACACGTCTATGCAACAGCTCAAACTCTCCAGTTTCAGCTACATGTTGTTGTAGTGCATCCCAATCTTCTACATCAGGGACAATCTCATTTTTAAGTGAGACTGTTCGACCACCATTAGAAATTTTATCAAGGCCTTCCTCGGTCATTCTAATAGCGATCTGACCCTCAAGCTCACGCTTAAGTGTGTTTAGTTCTTTTTCTTGTGCTTGTAGGTCTTTAATACCGTCTCGCACTGTGCCGTATTCGGCTAATAAGTCATTAAGTTTCTTTGCCATTTTTTACCTCCTGTAAAATATTTAACAAGTTTTCCATTCGCCCTAGTTTAGTATTAAGCTTTTTATATACTTCGGGCTCCCAAGTATTTTTAGCTTGTATAAGTATAGTTTCAGTCTTTTGTGTTTGACCTGCCCTATATATACGTTGGTTAAATTGTTGGTAGTGTTCAGCATTGTACGTGGGCGAACACCAGATCACAGTATTTGCACGAGTAAGTGTTAAGCCATGAGAGGCTGATTGGGGATGACACAACAACATTTGTATTTGTCCTGCTTGAAATCTAGCCACTATGTCTTTACGTTTTTCTGCTTTAGCTTGGCCATCTATAACTTCATAAGTTACATTTTGTTTTTCTGCTAGTGCAATCAATGCATCTCGTTCGTGTCGCCAATTGAATGCTACTAGCGAATGGGCACGTTGTTCAACAAGAGTCATAACTATGTCGTACCTTTCTTGGTGTATAAAATTGACTAGTTTATCTTCGTCGTACACGGCGCCTGTCACAAGTTGTAGCAATTTCTTAACACGAGCACCTGCGTGTACAGCATTAACTGTGCCTGCTTTTGTATATAGAACTGAATCTTTAGCAAACAAATCATATTGTTTTTGAACTTGTGGCGTAAGTTTAGTGTTAATTGTTCGTGTTATATTGTCAGGTAAGTCTATACATTCTGACAGACCATAACGAATTGTTATATCTGAAAGTTTATCTGCAACCGCATTTTCTGCTCCAGGTTTATCTATCCATTCGTTAGCAAAACCATTGAATCGTGGAGTACATACTTGATGACGAAATGCATAGAATCGTGCACCTAAACGATCTCCATCGTCAACTAAGTACGCAGGATGCCAAATATCTAGAATAGTATTACTGTTTGGAGTCCCAGACATAACAATTCTATTTTCAAAATGTTTAATTAGTTTTGCTATGCTTTTACTACGTTTGGAAGTGCGATTTTTAAATGCTGTAAATTCATCTATAACAATAGTATTAAATTGTTTTGCATATTCTGATTTCTTTTTAAGAAAGTTAACCGCTTCAAAATTAGTTATAACCATATCTAAATTAGTATCTTTAAATACTTTTTCTCTGTTTTTTGCGTAAGCAACTCCATATTTTATGTTAGGTTGAAATTTATGAATGTCTTCTACCCAAGCAGCTTCTAGAATAGAGAGAGGAGCAAGCACTAACGTGCGACCTCCGAGTGCAGCATGTGCATCAAGCACGGCCCGTGTTTTACCTGTACCAGGATCTGAGGTAATTAGACATTTTGGGTTTGATACTATGAAATCAGTTGTAGTTTTTTGGTGGTCATAGGCCACAGGTATATCGTTCATCGTTACTCCTTATTCGTTCTTTGTTAAATCGTTAGTCGTTAATTTTATTATATCACGTATTTGCCCATTCACAAATAGGATATTCGCCTTTGCCATACGAACACCACTTACAGTTGTAATTGCTGGGGTTCGGTGGAAACTTAGTTGCAGTAGTCATTGTAACTGCTCTGTCATGTAACTTGGGCATGAAGTTCATAGCTTCATCCCGTGTATACACTTGTTCTAACATAGTGCCATGGTCGAGATACCATATCTCAGTTTTAGCAATTTGTAAGTCTGGGTATCTAAAGAAACTGCCGATTGCGTAAACAAGTGCTTGTTGGCTATGAGATATTTCATTACCAAATGCTTTGCCTGTTTTGTAATCTATTACACGAGCTGATGTTTCTGATTCGTGTACGAATGCATCTAGCTTGATCCGTCCCCACGTGTCAGGGGCTAGCCAGCCAGTTGTTTCCCAACCGATTGTAAAACCCCAATCACCTTCTAATTCTACTTTAGCATCTGCAAACATTTCACGTAGTTGTTTGAATTCTGATGTAAATTTTTTGAGTGTATCGGGAAGTTCGCCTAGTTTACCTTGTACGTAATCTTCAGCTTGTTTGTGTATTTCTGTGCCACGAGCTGCTGCGGGTCCGAAATCCTCAGCAACTTTTTTTACTTTACTTATGTAAGAGCGATAAGCACATTGTTCGAAAGTTTTTAAAGTCGAGTATGACCACGCTGGGATATATCCCAGTTCTAAGTCTTCCGTGACTTCAATCGTTGAGATTAAGTCTGGACGAGAGGGTTGTTTCATTTCCATTGATTAATCCTAAATCTCGTTCATCAAAATGTTCTTTTATAATTTCTTCTCGAACATTATTGTCTATTTTCCAAGCTAATACAACTCCGCGCGGTATTCCAGCTGTGCGATCCTTACTGACACGTTTACGCGCTGTTGTGATACTTAGTCTAGACATTCGTTTAGAAAACTCACGTTGAGAAATTGTATTACGGCTATCTGTAAGTGCATCGTATACAACTTTAAAATGAGCAAGAGGGATAACTTGTTCATTTTGTGAGTTTGCTAACCAATCTTTTACATATCTTTGTGCGGTACTTATACCACCAGCGTCAAAAGTATTTGTAAGAGGTATATCTAATACGTCTGTAAAATACTCAAGGTTACGTGTACGTATTGCATTTGCAAATTCCTCAAGAATAGACATGGAAATTTCTTTCATTTCTTTCTTCGCATCATTTTCTAATGCAGTGTGCGCCATACGTGCATCTACTTTGAATTTGTCAAGTATACCTGACACGATATAAAGTTCTTGTTCTAACAAATCTAATTGTTCTAACAATTGTGGGTGTGCAACTTCTAGTTTTGTTTCTTGTCTAGGCGCTACATTATATCTTCTGTCGCTGTCTTCTATCTTAACTGCATCTGCTCTGTTAGTAAGAAAGATAAAGTTCGTGAAAGACGGTAGTTCGATTTGGTTGGTACGCATGGCTCTGATTGTTAAAGTTGGTTCTGTAATCTGATGTTTTAATTTATCAGCCATTTTACCTACAGAGCCTGAATCTGCCATACGAAACTCATCTACGATAAGAAACAGTGCAGTTCTCATATATAAATTAAATTGTTCTTCTATATTTTCTAATGAACGCATTGGTGTTTGTTGTTCACCAAACAAGGGTTTTAATATTTTGTGTGTAAATAAACCTTTACCAGTTCCTGGTACGCCCGTAAATATCCAAGCGGTCATGGCTTTACGTTTATTTTGGTATATATAAGCTAACCAATTTATAAAATGTTCAAACTCTGGCTTACCGTCACCTAATATATGCATAACTAATTTATAAAAATTGGGTGCAACATTTGCCATCTCAATCGCTTCTCCGTACGAAAGTTCTTTTACATTTTCTTCTGGCTTTCGCATGTAAGAAGTTTTTCTAAACAAATTTACATAGTAAGGGACTTCCTCAAGTTGTATTCCCTTATCAGTGCTAGGATCAAAAATGACCCTGGCATCAGGAATATAATCAATGTTAGGGCGCCCATGAGAACGTAAGAAATCGTTGACTGAATTTTTATTAGTTGGTGTGAGAGGGTACTCATCATCGAATTGTTGTTTTGTTTCATCAAATACTCCATTAAAATAAGTGTCAGTAAAAAAATCACGCAACACTATTGGTTTCTTTTTAGTTTCTCCGTCTATTTTGTCAGCAAATATTTCAAATATACTGCGATAAAAGTCAGGATCTGCTTTTTCTATTTCCCATACAGGTTCTCCTTTGAAGTTGTACATATAATATGGGTTTGTTAATAAAAAATAATAAGCTCCGCTGTCGCCTCCATTAACATTGCAGTTTACAAAAGGCTCGGACACACGAGAGATTTGGATGGTCATTTTGTCTGGGTTTTGTAAAACTTCGTGTGACTCACCCGAGACGTTGACCGTAGAGAGCTTACCTACTCTTTTTGGTAGGTTACTTTTCTTCCGTAAATTATCTTTAATCTGCAAACCAAGAGTGTGCACTCTTTCGGGGTTAACCCCAATCAAAGATGAGGAGATAGGAAGAACAGCTTGTCCACGGTCAACTTTAACAAACCTTGCTTCTGGGTATGGATCTTTAACACCTATAAACTTCGGTGGTGCTATATAAATTAATTTACTATTATCTGCTACTGACGGGTCTAATACGCAAGACAAGCTTTGACCGTTGGCCGACAAAGTAATTTGTTCTGCAAGAAACTCGCACTCATAATTAACCATACGAAGATAATCTTTTAAAGTTTTTGGGTGTACAGGCATGTCGATGAGAAAAAAGAGATGTAATGACACGGTATTCTTTTTTATACCTAATGATGCACTAGCTTGTGCTATATAAGACACGTTGTGAAATATGTTAGGCAGCTGGAGTACAACACGATCAGCCATAGCTTGAATGTCTTCGCTTGGAGTTGCACGTAAACCGTCTATATCTAGTATTAATAACTGCGTTGCTTCAGATCTATCGGACATGAATGCACGCGATTCATTTTTTAATGGACGTTTTAAAGTGCCTTTTAACATGCAAAAACCTTGCTTTGCCGCTGCAGTTGTTACACGAAATAATTTGTTTAAACCTTTTTTATCGATAGTTATATCTTCTTCTGTTGAAGTAAAGTTTTTTACAAGTGGGTAGGGTTTAGAGCCTTCTTTAGTTATTTCTTTAACTAATGGTTTTTTTGCTTTTAAAAATACTATTTTCATTGTTATCTCCTTTTTTTGAATAGATTTCTTCTCTATCTATACGCACAGAATTATCGGCTTCGAAGGCGAGTTTGCATGCCTTATGAGCGATGTTGGTAACTGTAATCGTACATAAAGGCTCCCCTGAACCAGTATGTAACACGATACGGTCACCAACTTTTCTTGTAAGTATTAAATTTTTATTTGTCATAAATTTGGCTTACGCCTCCTTCTGCATCAAGCGGTAGATCGCTACACCATTCGGGGGGCGTACGCATAATATTTAATATATTATCCATTGTAGCATGGCCATTTAAAGATGACCCAATTGCTATAATTTCATCATGCACCTGCATAACTACGTCTACTTCTGGCATTCTTTGTATCTCTAATATTTGGTCTGTTATAACTATTCGTGCTAGTGCTTGAATGATATTCTCTACTAAACGCGGTCCGTAAGTCCTAACTTTACCTTTAGAAGTGTCGTATAAAAATTCACCACCTATGTATTTTAATTGAGGGTAATATAATGACATTTCATTTGGCAATCTTAAGCGTTGTTTTTGTACAACAAGTGGTCCGTAAGCAGTACCATACATGTTTGGCGAAATCATATTAAATAATAAATCTTTTGCTCGTGCCCACAAAATGGTAATGTTGGAATAGTTTGCACGATATTGCGCAACTATTTGGGCTGCAGTGCTGTCTGACACGTCAACTGAAGGTGACCCAGATTTTAAAGTGTCTTGGAACTTTTGGTGTCCCATGCCATAACCCAGCCCTAAGATTGCAGTTTTACCGACATATCTTTCTAGTTTATTATCTTTAGTAATCGTGCGACCATATATTTGGGACGCAAACTCACAGTACACATCTCTACCTTGTGCAAAAGCATCGAGTAAATCACCTTCTTTAGCTAACCACGCTAACATACGTGCTTCGATATTTGATAAATCCGCAATAAACAAGCTTTGACCCTCTGGTGCTTGAATAGCCGTGCGTAATGTTGAACCACGTGGCAGGTTTTGTAAGTTGATTTTATCTGAGCCACCAAACCTGCCTGTATGTGCAGCATAGTAACGCAGTGGTATACCAAAAGTGCCGTCAGGGTTGCACGAATCAATAAACCTTTGTGCTCTAGTTTCATCGATACGTGACTTAACTACTTCCCTGGCGTCCCACAGTGCACGATGTTCTGGATACATGTTGCACATTTGTATGTATGCAGGGTCATTCTTGCCAAACGCAGGTATTTGTTTGCCAGTTGTTGGGCTTTTCTTTGTCGGTATGGTTATGTCAAGATCCTCCAAATGCGCACGAAACTTTTGTTGTGACGCAAGAACTTCTCGTGTTACTCCAGACGCATCTATTGCCTGCAATGCACGTTCTGCCATTTCTTCTTTGTATTGTAATAATAAAGGTTGGTTTAAATATAATTTAGGCTCAACGAACATACGCACAGTGAGATCGATAAGATCTAGCTCACTGCACGGATATTCATTAGCATAAGCTTGAAAGAGTGCATACGTTAAATCAACATCTTGAATGCAATATGAGCCTATTTGCTCATCAAGCTCAGGGTCAAGGTCTCGTATACCTTTGGCATTTACGAGTTCTTCTCCCTTACGCATTGCAGGGTCAGATGGGAATTCACGCACGACACAATCTTTTAGCCTTGCTGACATATTTGGATACAACCCTCTGCTCATTGCAGCAGTATCATAGTAATACACAGGTGTATAACCAAAATGCCTAGTAAGAATAAAAGCATCAAACAGGGTGTTATGACAAACCAAAGCGGTATCGCTCCAATCTATCTGTTCCAAAATGGCAGGAGTTTCTTCCTCGTTGTACCATTCCGTTTGCCCGTCGTCGACCTTTAGTCCTACGCCCCAAACTTTAAAATCTTTATGGTTGATGTATTGTGCTGTTGACATTTTTGTCAAAGAATAATGTACATCATAAAATGTTTCGAAATCTAGATATAATTTTTTCATTATTTTTTTCCTTTTTTAAGGGATTCAGTTTCTCTTAAGTAAGCCTCAGTTCTGTTTTCCCAATATTCTTTTTCATTAAAAGTATTTTTATCATTTTCTGTTTCTTCTAGATGACGGATTAAAGTATATAATCCTTCTTTAATCCCTTCATATTCTGCTCGAGTATGACTGTCGTTTACCCAGTCATCATCTGCAATAATATCGTCTGCAATATTTTTAATTCTTTGTAATGTAATCATAGTTCCTCCTTGAACTTTTTAATTTCAGTTTCTAAATAATCTATTGCATCCCAAAGCATATCAATAGAATCTTTCATTTCTTCTGAACAATCTCCTATTTCATTGTCTAAATAAGACATCATTGCTCGTACATGTTTAATTCCAGTAATTATTTCTTTCATAGTTCCTCCTTGAACTTTTGCATTTTTATACACCAGTCTTCATATTCTGAACGTTTTGCACGTTCCCA